ATGGCACGCGGCGGCCTGTACAAGAGCGACATCCAGAAGGCCCGCGATACGCTGCGGGCGCAGGGCAAGCACCCCTCGGTGGACGCAGTGCGGGTGACGTTGGGCAACACCGGTTCCAAGACCACGATCCACCGCTATCTGAAGGAGTTGGAGGAAGAGGAAGGGCAAGGCCTGGGCGCCAAGGTCGCGGTCAGCGATGCTTTGCAGGATCTGGTCGGCCGGCTCTCCGGGCGCCTGTACGAGGAGGCCGAGGCGGTCGTCACCGAGGCTCGTCAGCGCTTCGAGGCGCAACTGCATGAGCGTAGCCAGTCGTTGGAGCGTGCCCAGCAGGAAGCGGAAGCGCTGAGCGCCCAGCTCCAGCGCGTTGAAACCGCCTTGCACGAGGAAAAGACAACGCACGCCGCTACCCAGCAGGCCTTGGCCGAACAGGTGACGGAGGTCGCGCAGCTCAGCGAACGCATCGCCGGCCTGATCGCCCGTGTGGCCGAGCACGAGGCCCATGCGAAATCGCTGGAAGAGAAGCATGCCCACGCCCGTGAGGCGCTGGAGCATTACCGGACCTCGATGAAAGAGCAGCGCGAGCAGGAGCAGCGCCGCCACGAGCACCAGGTGCAGGAGCTGCAGGTGGCCCTGCGCCAAGCCAACGAGGCGCTGATGGTCAAGAACCACGAACTGTTGCAGCTCAACCGCGATAACAGTCAGTGGCTGGAGCGCCACACCCGCCTGGAGCGTGACCTGGCGCAAGCGCTGCAAGCCGCAGACGCGCAACTTCAGGAACTGGATGCGCTGCGGCTTACGGCGACTGAGCACCAGGCCTTGCAGGCGCGCTGGGCGCAGGACGCCCAACTACTGGAGACTGTCCGTGCCGAACTGGACAGCGCTCGCGCCGATCTGGCGAAGGAGCGGGAGCGTCGCGAACAGGCAGAGGTCGAGGCGTTGCGGGCCGGCGTGCGTTTGACCACGCTGGAGCAGTTGATGACGCAACTGCGACCCGATCGCGCTGACGGATCGGGCACCCAAAAAAAACCGGCAACCAAATGAATCTACGAGGGAAAATAGATTCTATGGGGCATTTTTACACGTATCTCGGCTGAACCCCAAGTGCAACGAGCTCGCCAGGATCCAAGGCCTTCAGTACCACACGAGGAAGTCATAGCTCGTGCCCGGGCGGCAATTCAGGCTGTCGCCGATCGCCAGAATCGTTGACGAGGCCGTTCTGGGCCGCTGCCTGGGTAGAAGCTGACACCGTGTCGATGAATCAGATGCAGAGCTGCAGGAATTTGTCGTCCCACAGAGCAGCGTTGCTGGAAATTAAAGTCCAGATTTTAGCGCTGCTGGAACTTATGGGCAGGGATTGCTGGAAATTAGGGCTTCGGCTGCTGGAAATTGTTGGTCGTCAGCAGGAGGGCCCAAATCTCTGCCATGAACAAGTTGGGACAGCTGTTGGCTGAGCTTCTCAGCGTAGGCGGGCACCGGAGATTGGTAATGATGTGAGGATTCCTAGATCGCCGCAAGAACCGCATTCCTCACATGATTACCTATCAAATCCTCACTGATTTACCAATCCATCCAACGGGACGATGAGGCCGGTCGTGCAGACAGAGGCGGGGATATCGGTTGGGCCGCCTTAGGTGTGGCGATGGCCCGACCTGGGCACATCCTTAATTTCGCATAATGCCTAGCTTGGGCTGTCGAAACGCCGTGCGCGGCGGCTTGTGCGTGATCAGGAATGGCGGGGAAAGCCACCACGGCTAGGAGGGTGGCGGTAGCAGCGAGTCGCTTCCAGAACGTGCGCTCCGGCGACGTTAGTGCCGCCTTCTTCATGATCTCAATCGCAGCCTTTTCCGGGGTCGGATGCCCCTGAATCTTCAGCGCTGCGGCTACCACCCAGACCTGCGGCACGCGCCGACCTTGGCGATAGTGGCCGATAGCGCCATCGGATATTTCCAGCAGCGGAGCCAGCTTCGAGAAGCTCTCGACGTTCGCAGCTACGCGCGTGCGCTCAAAGAAATCTGCCCAGTCCATTACCGCCTCCGACCGTAGTTGACGGCTGTAGCCTACAGGTGTTGACGCCTACGGGCGTAGGCGCGTATAAAGCCCCTGTAGCCTACACCCGTAGGCGCCCCCGCCCCCAGCGCCCTAGCTGGGGTGTTCGGGGTCTAGGGCGCTAGGGCAGGGGGGCGGCCAATGGCCATCGCGTATTGCTCGCAAGATGTAAAGAAAGTTGTAATCAACGCGTTCAAACATCTTCTCGTACATATCGAAAGTGGTGATGCTCAAACTCCACTCTTCGTGCATGCGCTCAAGCTTTCGTGGCGTGGGGTAGCGCCCCAGATATACCGTGAACTCGGTAAGCAAGCTGCAAATGTGTTGCTCGTCCGACGTAAGCCCGACTTGCGCACATTTCGCAAGGTCAAGAAGGCCGTGTATCAGTTTGCTCGGCTGCGTGGCTACTCCGGTCCCGCACCGCTTCGCGATCTCAATACCCTTGAACTGGGCTTCCATCGCGTAGCCGGCAAGCATTGCGGCAGTGGTCCAATGGTTCGGACCACGATAGTCGAGCTCATCCTTGAGCTGAATCGCCTTACTGGTTCTCGCTCTTGCCGCCGAGGCAAGGAGCAGCGCCGATCTATGCAGCTTGAGGGACTCTTGTCGCCACCGAAGGGGCGCGTTCTGGTCCCGCATGTAGGCTTCGTTCGGGCTGCGTCGAATGTGTCCTCGTCGATCACGCATCGAGGGGCCCCCAAGAGCTCAGATGCGGGGATTCTGGCATGACCGCATTCCTTGTGACCAACGTCGCTGGGGGCTTCGGGCCGGGGAACCCTGTCCCGGTGTGCCAGGCCTGCAGGGAGCAGGGCAGGGGAGCTGCCATGTTCACTTCCGAAGTTCTGGATCGGGCCAAGCGGTACACGCTGGCCTCGCTTTACTCCATCCGTGCTGACGCCCTCCGTCACGGCAATCGTGACCTCGCTGCCGACTGCGATCTGCATATCGAGGCCCGGTTCCACCTCATCACCCTCGGGCTGCTCGCATGAGCACCCTGTTCTCCATGATCTTCGTCGCGGCCATTCTCGCCGCCGCTGGTGTCGATCCCTTCGTGGTCGGCGTCGCCTTGTCCATCACCTTGGTCGCATGGGGCGTCCTGCGGATCGCTGAGGTGGTCGAGGACTA